ACAGTTACGACGCAAAAGACCAGATTCAAAAACATCTTGAATTAGTCAAAAAGGTTTTTGGAAATAACGAGAAGTTATCTAAAAACCGTGACTTTGATTTTGTGACCGCTGCCCGCGGCATTTTGGGCAAATATGATCTTGGCCGCGAATCAACAAATTATGAGCATCAACTAGAATTGATTCGTAAATATGATCCGACCACATATGCCGAAATACAGAACATAGGCGCATTGCCTGAAAACCAAAACTATCGCGAATTAACGCTTGAACAGTTCAATGCAGTTATGGCTGCGGTCGAAACACTTTGGCATCGATCTAAAGAAAACAAGATTTGGCATACAACAAATGAAGCCTTTGAGCGTGAACAGGTCCGTGAAGAACTAATTCAGCAAACAGGCGGTAAGAAAAGCGTTGAGAAGATTCAGCAAACATTATTGGGTAGAGATAAGACCGCAGAACTTAAAGCTAAGTTCATGGAATTAGGCGCTTCAGCAAAACGTGTCGACCAGGTAGTAACTTGGTTAGACGGTGGTGCAAATGGCAAATTCCGTACATATCTAATCAACCCTATGCAAGATGCCTTGGCTAAATATCGTATTGAAAAAGCCAAGATGCTTAAAGACGTGGTCGATATTTTTGAAGGATTTGGCAAACTGGATAATTCAAAAATTGCTGCACCTGAACTCAATAACTTTACTTTCGTGGGCAAGCAATCTTTGCTCCATGCGATTTTGCATACAGGTAATTTAAGCAACAAAGAGCGTCTTGTTTTAGGCTATGGGTGGGGTTCGCGTTTAGAAGATGGTTCGGTCGATTTCAGCGCATGGGATCAATTCTTTAGCCGGATGGTTAAAGAGGGCGTGATTACCAAAAAAGACATGGATAATATCCAAAAGCTCTGGAATCTTTTTGATAAATATAAAGAGCAAGCACAAATCACACATAAAAAAATTAACGGTCGCTATTTTGATGAATTACCACGTACGCCTATTAGTACACCATTTGGTGAGTATGAAGGCGGCTATGTGCCTGCTGCTTATGACCGTATTCGCTCAAATGAGCAAGACCGCATTCAAGATAAAAACTTAGCTGAAAACAACTTGCAGGCTTTAGATATCGCAACGACTGGCGCGAACTTTACCAAGTCGCGTGCGGATCGTTACCACGATCAACTTGAATTGGATATGTCACGTTTACCAAGTCATCTTGATAAAGAATTGCGCTATATCCATCTTGAATTACAGATTCGACAAATCGGACGTTTATTGCTGAACAAAGATTTTAGAAATGAGATTGAGCGCGTATTGCCATTCGGGGTTAAACAAGTCTTTAACCCATGGTTGAAAGCAATCGCAAATCAGACCGTTGATGAAAGCTCAGGCGTTAGTTTGCTTGATAATATTTTCCGCACACTTCGCCGCAATACTGGGATTGCGATTATGGCGGGGAACTTAAAAAAAACTGTTGAGCAGTTCACAGGGTTTACACAAGTTGCTGTTGCAGTACCGCCGAAACAATTGCTAAAAGCTCAGGCCCATTATTTTGCTTCAGTTGCTACCCGTGAAGACATGGCAAATAACATCATGGAAATGTCTGACTTCATGAAAACCCGATTCGACCGTGCAGCGGATGAATACCGTTATGCTGTTGATGAGATTGTTTTTCAAAAGGACGCAATTCAAACAGTGAAAGATTTCACTATGAAGCATGCTTATATACTGCAAACAACCATACAGCGCCCGATGGAAACGATTTCTTGGCAAGCGGCTTTCAATCACTATACAGAACAAGGGATGACACAATACGATGCTGTTCATGCTGCTGATGCGGTTATTCGACAATACATGACAGATATGTCCCCGGAAGGTATTTCAAATCTTGAACGTGGAACACCTGCTAAACGAATGTTTTTGATGTTTTACAACTGGTTCAATATGGTTTGGAACACATCAATGTCAGAAGCTAAGTTAGCGTTAGAGGCAAGCAACGGCTCATGGGTGCAAGCATCGCCACGCTTGGCGTATGTGGCGTTAATGATGATCTCCATTCCTTCGATGCTGTCTGAATTGCTTGGGATTATCTTCGCAGGCGGTCTAAAAGATGAGGACGATGACGATAATAAATGGGATGACTTATCTGCAAAACTTGCGCTTTCACAATTAAAAATGTTGGCGGCTTTTGTACCGTATGCAGGTAATGTGGTAAATGCCGCAATCAGCAATACGGACGATACCATTGTAAATGACCGCTACACGGCGTCACCTGTATTCAGTATGGGCGAGAGTGGGCTTTCACTGATTCAACATGCAAGACGTGCTTTGGATGAAGATAAAGAAGTAAACCAAGGTAAAGCAGCAAAAGACATGTTGAACACTGCAACCCTTGTTACAGGCATTCCGTTTGCTGTACTTGGTAAACCTTCTGGTTATTGGCTTGATGTAGCTCAAGGCAAGAAAGATGCACCAGACAGTATTTACGATGCAACACGCGGTACGATAACAGGGAAACATGCACCTAAAGATTAGCCTGTTGACAGGACACGACTGCATATAGCTTTATATGGCTGAACATTCAATAAAATGGCTGTAGAGATTACAGCCTTTTTTATTGGTGAGCTTATGACAGTTCAGGTTACCGACCGGCTCAGTCAACTATATGTTGGTAATGGAGTGAATACACGGTTTGATTTTACATTTAGGGTTTTCGATCAAGAAGATGCTACGGGAGTCGCGGTACACCTTTTCGATGGTGTAGACTTTGAAAAGATGGACGAACTCCTTTACCAAGTCTTTATCAATGCGGATAAGTTGGGCGGCTATGTAGTTTTTAATAATGCACCAGATTCCGAAACCTCATTTTATATTGGGGGCGAAACACCAGTCGATCAACAACTTGATATAACCAATTATGATAATTTTTACCCAGATTCACTTGAAAGATCACTAGATAAATTAACAGGTATCTTACAAGAATGGAGCCATTTATTAGGTTTTGAAAAACAGGCGCGGATTCTTTCAGGTATTAAATATGACGAAGATGCAAAAAACCGTGAAGACTTACTAAAAAATGAATTGCAAAATAACATCGACTTTCTTCAAGAAAATACAAATGCAATGCTTGAAGAAGCGATTGCAAATGGTGCTGTGAGTGCACTTGCAGTAACTGTTGTTGAATGTCTTGATGATTTAGTTACAGTTAGAAAATGGCAAGGCCGAACAGTGAATGTGCGTTCGGTTATTAGAAATAAACATCTTGGTGGGGGTACTTTTGTATTTAATAAAAACAGTACTCGTACACCAGATGGCTATATTGTTGTTGCTGATGTTGGGGGCAATTGGGAAAAAATCACAGTTGCGTTTCCTACTGTCGACGATTTTGGCGGTCTGGGGGACGACCCAAATTATGACGATGCGGACGCATTCATTCGGTGTGCTTTAAGCCCGTACACAGGTTCGAATATTTATCTTGCTAACAGACAAGTTGAATACCGTATCAATAAACAAGTTGATTGCAAGGGTAAAGGTATTGTTGGTGGTGGATTTAGCAGACAAAATGCTACTGCGTATGCAATGAACTCTCTAAAGGTAAGACCGGGTGATTATTCAAATTCAAACACTCTTCTTAATAATGTGGCATTTATTAACGTTGGCGCCGAAGTAAGAGACTTACAATTAGTAAGTGAGGGTGTTTCAGAGAATATCTCGGGTTTAAAAGTCGACGGTTACAACTTCACACTTTCAAATGCAAATATTTCTGGGTTTTACAATCAAGTATATTTATCAAATGCAACGGTGTCATTCCGCGTTCAAAATTTGATGTCGATTAGCGCTGCAAATGCCGGTTTCTTCATTGCAGATGTTGACTCAAGACAAAGCACCACTGCATATTTTGATAACTGTTCTTGGCAATGGGGTAAATACCCAGTGCTGTTTGCTAAAGAAGCATATCAGTGCGTCTTTAATAATATTATTCTTGAATATATGCAGTACGGTTTAACGGCTGGTATCTGGTCGAATTGCTCCTTCAATGCTATTTGGGCAGAGCAAACACGCGACGGTGTTGCCCGCGATTGGCTCGTAAATACTTCGTATCAACAAACGTTCAATTGTACGGTTAATAACCTATACATTAGAACGCCTTGGTTGAACCGCGCGGACCCCACAGCTCTTGGTGCATCTGATAATATTGGTGGTGTTGTTATCGATAAGAGTCGCATTACCCTAGGTGGCGCGACAGGTGCGAAAATACAACTTTCTCCTTCTGGTTTAGCAACACTTTTTGCTAATTGGTATGGTGGTATTAATCGAAGATTATTAATTACTACTCAACCAACTGCAACAGACTCAAACTATAAAACACCGATTTATATTAATGCACCGAATGGTGAATTGTATTTCGCAAATCAGGATGAAACATCAGTTTCAAGTGTTGTATTTAAGCGAGTAATTGGCGCTACTGCTGCAAATGCACCGTATGTTGCATCTGATTCATGGACTAAAAAAATTCGTAAGTGGAATACATACAATCACGAAGTTTCAAAAGTGGGTCGTTTTATCGCACCGATGATGCTGACTTATGATGTCACTTTTACTACCCAACAAAA